TGCCAGCCATGTCCCGCCAGCGGATGACGCCGTACGGGCCGGTGGTCTGCTCGTGCTGGGTGATCTGAACCCGCAGCGCCGTGGTGATGGAGGGTACAGGGTCCGACAGATCGGCAGCATCGAGATAGGCAAAGACTTCGATTCCATCACTCCGAGTTTGCTGGTTTGATACCGACTGGACGTGGGCCGGGATGTCGGCGAGATCTTCAAAGGTGGCCCAGCCGCCGCCGGTGTATTCCTGGAACGTGATGGTCGCGTTGGTCGCGTTGGTCTTCATCGCTTCCGGGCCTTTGCCAGTGTAAAGTAGGTCGGGCGTGCAACCTCCGGCTCTGGTTCAGGATCAGTGTCCGCAAGCGCCGCCAGTTCCTGCTCGGCAGCGGCGCGGAGATCATCAGCGCGCGTCGTCCAGTCCACGACCTGGCGCTGCCCCTCCCACTGGTCGATCCGTTCGCGCTGGAGCAGTAGGCCCGAAACAACCGGAGCCAGCAGTGCAGCGCAGAGGTAGCAGATCGCATTCTTGACGTGCTGCAACGCCTCGTCAGTCGCGCTCGCGGCCTCCGGGTAGCGAACGACCACCTCGGCCTCGGCGTTGCCCAGGAAGATCGGCAGCGCGATCGTCGCATCGGGGAGTTGCTTCGCGGTCAGCGTCAGGTCGAGCGCGGCGCGGATTTGCGGATAGTCAGCAGGAGCCAGGATCGGCATAGTGGCCTCGTTATGGCAGGGTCAGCTCTTGGACGTTGCCCGCGACCGCTGCATAGATCGTGCGGTAGGTATGCGCGATGATCTGATCCAGGATGCCTCGCGACACGTCCGGGTTGCCCATGTCGATGATCAAGTCCTGCCCGTCCTGCGTGCGAACCAGTTCACGGAACTGGCGCTTGGGCCGGATGAGGTAGGCTTTCTTCGCCGTTACGCCAGCATAGCTGTAGGTTTTCTCGCCGACGGTCAGATCATCTTCACCGTCATAGTAGATGATCGTGTCGACACCCTCGATTGCGGGCAACTCGTTGCCGACGCTATCGAAGCGACGAGCCAGCGCATCTTGGAGCGTGTATTTATCGCTCGACGAGGCCAGCAAGACAGACGCAGGGCGCTTCGCGGTGGCAGCGGCACGCAAGCCATTCACAACGGTGTTGCGCGTCTTGTCGAGCAACGTCGCGCCGGTGGTATCGGCGGCGGTTTTGTTAGCTGCCGCGTAGGCGTGGGTCAGGATCGGCGACAGATGCAGATGATTCAGGAGCGCGTTATAGGAGCGTCCAAACTCCTGGTTCCACAGCTCAACGCGGTATTCCTCGTTGAACATCTCCATTTCGCGCGTCCACTCGAAGCCGGTTGACCAGTTGCGCAGTGTGACGCTCCCTGGCGTGCCTGCGGCGAGCGTGCCAAAGCGCACTTCTTCGCCTTCCAGACGCTCGAAGAAGACCGCCTGGGCATTCGAGATGATGTTCAGATCGATGGTGCGCGGCAGTGTGTCGCTGCGCAGGGCGTTATAGATCGCCTCATAGAGCGTGGGGATTTCCTCACGACCCTCGTTCACATCCAGGATGACCTTATTGCGGATGGCCTCGATGCCCTGCTGAGACGTGGCAAGGCGTGTCATCGGTTCGTTGAGCGTGGCGTGCGGGACGACATGCCCGCGCTGGCGGCGCTCAGCCTGGATCGCCTCTTTAGACACGATACGGATATTCGGCATTACAGATCAACTCCTTCAGAGTTTTGTAGTGATTAGAAATTGAAAACGGAAATGAGTCGAGCTAGGCGATGTTGAGTACGCGCACGCCGACGATGTGGTTTGCGTCCTTGGCCTCGTGGACTTTGAACGCGGCGACATTGCCAGCACTCGTTGCGGTGGCAACGCTCTCAGCTGCGCCACCAGCTGGTGGCATGTAGATCACGTCGCCGAGCGCGCCGGTAAAAGCTGCCGGCACCTTGATGTAGAAGGTGGCTGCCGGATCGATCGTGAGCACGGCGTTAGCAGTCGCGTCAGCGCTCAACTCGGCGACGCCGTTCCAGCCGCTGACGCGGTAGCCACGATTGGCGGCAACACCACCAGCGGGAGCAACAACGGTTACGGTTTTTCCGTCGGTGTACTTCATGGGAGAAACTCCTCTATGTATTGAGGCGGGTTCGCAAGTTTGGCGACATCCTGGTCTTTCAATGCCTCAACGACTTCTGGCGCGGTGAGATCGCGTTGTACGAGTACACGCACGATGGCAATCAATCCATCAATCAGCCCGACTGTAATGCCTGTGTCGTCACGACAATCTGTAGATGTTTCTACAGTCATTCCAACTCGCTACCGTGCTAGGCTTTGCGCTCGGTAATCGTGAGATGCGGGTTCTTGGCGTTGGTATCGCCGTTGGGTTGAACAGCCGAAACCTTGCGGCCCGGCGTGAAGGTCGCGGCGCGCTGCGCGGTCCAGTCCTCGTGCTGCTCCGTAATGAAATCGAAATCTACCACCGCCATGCGCTCCAGGCGCTGGCGATAGGCGTTTGCTTTCTCCTCGGTAAACGAGTCGCCCATCACCGCCGTTTTCGCCTGGACCGCTTCATCGATCAAGCGTTTTGTGTATGCTGCGCCTGCCGTAGCCTGCGTTCGTAACTGCGCGATCCCGTCGGCGTTCACGTTGTCACCCAACGCCTGCCGCACCATGCGGCCCAGATCCGCGTCACTGTCCAGCTCACTCACCAACTTCGCGAGCACCTGGGCCGCCTCGTCGGTGCTGGTAGCCCGCTCGACCACGACATCAAATCGCTGCCGGGTACCATTGCTCATCGTTGCCTGCGCCCGGGCCTGCTCGAGCAGGCTGCGCGCTTCGGTCTCCTGTGTCATAGATCCTCCAATGAAATGTTGTTGGGGCGGCGCATCAAAGCGCACGCTCCAGGTGTGTTCCAAGAAGTCCAGATCCGCTGGATCGACCTCTCGTTTGGTGACAAGCTGCTGGACGCGCTGCACGAGCGCGCCGGGCGTAGAGTTCTTATAGACCAGCGAGCCTTCAAGCGCGCGGGCGTTATCGATACCGAAGGTGACACGCTGACCGTTCTTGAGCCGCTGCCCCGGATAGTAGTCGCTCTCCCAGAGGCCCTTGCCATCGATGTCGCAGACATAGCGCATCTCGGAGCCGCCGAAGCCGATGCTGCCCATCGCGTAGATGCCGCCCAAGATGCCGCGCCGGTACTGCTCACTGTTCTGGCCGTTGATCTGGTGGTCGCGGAGCATATACCAGCGAACCAACACCTGCATGGTTGCGTCCGTGCCCTCGGCTTGCTTGATGGACTCTAGACCGCCGACGAAGCTCTTGCCGATGTTGAGGCGGGAAATCACATGACTGTCGAGCAGTGACCGGCCCGCTGTGAAGTCCTCGGAGAAGTTGCGCAGGCTCGACGGCAGCATGTGCGTGAAATAGGTATCTACCGCGTCCGTCGAAATTACCATCGGGAAGACGAACACCTCATCTGCCGTCAACGGCTCGACGGCGAACCGGCTGTTGATAATGTCGAGATCCTGCGTTGTTGGCTCACCGGCACGCGCGCCGGTCGGGATAACGATCCGGGCGCTTGCGCAGTCCAGCGTGTCGTGTTCGCTCATGTATCGCTCTCTGCTCCTTCGTTCGCGGGTCCAACCGCGTCGTGTCCGAGTTGGGCTTGGGCCGCTTCATCATTCGTGGCCCAGCCGTGCTTCACGCGCGTTTCCCAGGTGCGCGCTTCTGTTTCTTCGATCTGGGCATCGGTCAGGCGCTCACTTGTCGGCTGCGTGTCGAAGGTCACGTGGGCCGTTGCCTGGAAGCCCGCGACCTGGAGCGCCGTGGTATGTATCCACTCCAAGATCCGCTTGGTCCGGCGCTGGAGCGCGGCCACTTCTAGGACAAAGATCCGCCACTGCACCGTCGCATGCGTCGTCGTCGCGCCCTCGTTGCGTCCCAGCAGGACGGGCAAATGTTTCAATCCGGCGATGATTTGTGTATCGATCACCTGGATCAAGCCCCGCACATCGAAGCTGCCGCCGGATGGTCCTTTGTAGTCGACCGTTACGCTGTCGAGATGGACAAAGGAGTCGGTGGGATCAAGGCCGTTATAGGCATCCTGGATCTCGGCGACAATCCCGTTCACATAGTCGCGGAGTTCCGTCTCACGTCCGGCTTGCTTCAGCTTCGTGGGCGCGTTCTTCAGCACCACCTCTTCCAGAACGGAGATATCGAGGCGCGGGTAGCCGAGGTTATGAATGACGGCCCGCAGATCATCGAGCAGCTCAATCTTGAAGAAGATCGCAGTAAGCGCGGCGACGAGCGGGGAGCGACCATAGGGCTGATCCACGTCGGGATGGAGCGGCATGTAGCGAAACTGGCGCGGCGACAGGGCGAGAAACCCGTCGCCGTCCGCGCCTGCGGTGCCGCGCTGCACCATGATGCCCCGCTGAAGCTTGCCGCTGGCGTCCCGCTTGAAGGTGACGCGACCAGGATCGACGGGATGCACGTCAACGATCTCACGCAGATCGGGACTCAGCTCCAGCTCGACGGCTTCCGCACCTTGCGTTATCAAGGTCAGGTTGAGGACATCGATCACGGCATCCATGCCGCCGCCGTACTCCTCACCAATCCGGGCGTCAAACGCCTGGAGGTATTTCGTTGCCGCAGCATGGACCGTCGTGCGACCGGCGTGGCGGGCCTCGACCTGATAGCCCTGGCCCATCAGCAGCAGCAGGTTGTTCACGGCCTGAGCTGCATCAGGGTCACGATCCCGCACGCTGCGCAGCGTCTCCAGCACTGTGCTACCCTCGACCGGGCGAAAGCTGGTGATCTGCTCGCGTGGCACCAGGCTGCCAAAGCCCGATCCGCGCAGACGATTCCGCGTCACATCGGTGGGGCGTCCAGCCAGCAGGCGCGGCGCGGCGGCGCGGGTCTGGGGCGCTGGAGTCTGGGTTGGGAGATCGTAGGTTCGACCGGGCACGTTAGTGAGTTCCTTTGGTTGCGGGACGCATCATGATCCCCGGAACAGCGGTGGGTTGAAAGCCAAAATGGGCATACAAGCGTGTGAGTCGGTCTTCATCCATTGGCGCATCCGTAAACGGCTGGACCATTGCATAGAGATCCTGATCACCGAACGCTGCGAGGGCTGCCTGCGCGAGTGCCAAGGCGACGCGTCCGTTCCGATGTCCAGCCTTGACCCATAGGGCGCGTACCCACGGTTTGCCTGCAGTCGGGCTGACCTTCAGGTAGCCCAGGCGTTCACCGTCGCTATCTGCGACTTCAAACCACGTTTCTTGCGTGACGCGGTGAGCAGCGTGTATCATCGTTTTCCTCGGCGACGTGCGCCTGTAATCATGGGTGTTGCAACATGAGTCGTAGGTGTCGGATCAGCGAACAAGAAGTCGGGAGCCAGCGCCAGTACGCAGCCGTCGCCATCATCGGGCGAGCGGTGATGGGCTTTTTTGAACAGCTTTTTCGACACCAGTTCCTTCACCCAAATACCCTTTACGTTCTTCCAATCGTATTTGCGTTCGCAGAGATCCGCTTCCAATGCGCCCGGCGCATCGATCACCGCGATTCCTTTGAGTGTTTCTGCGGCCTCGGCGTACATCTCGGTGATGAGATCCGCATAGGCTGCGGCGTTGTACGGCACGCCGTTGAAATGCACTTCGAGAACTACATACTCCTCGAAGGCGTTTTGTAGGTCGGCATCGGCGCGCAGCAGATCCACCACGTTGCCACCAAAGCCACCACCGCCATCAATCCGAATGTGTAAGCTCGTCACACCCTGCGCAGCCAGTTCCAGGGCTTCAGCCTTGACCTTCTGGAAGTAGTCGATCGTGTCCTGCTTCCAAAACTGTCCAGCGCGCCACACGCACCCGTTATGCCAGATGTAGAGCGTGCCGTAGTCCTTGCCAAAGCGGGACACGTCCACACCCATCCGGGCCAAGTGGGCATTCTGGTCGCTCGGTTCGCGGCGGCAGGCAGCTTCGTAGCGACCGACTGGGATCAGCGTGTCATCGGCGACGTTGGCCGGAGCAATGCCGAGCACCCGGAACAGAAATTCAGTATCAGGTCGGTAGATGACGCCAGGCTGCCAGGGCAACTCGAAGGTGTGTGCGTCGGGATCGTGGTGGTCGGTGCGCTCGTAATGCTCGCGCATCACCTCCGTGATGTACTCCCGGCGTACTGCTTTCGGGACGACTTCCCGATCGGCGATGACATTCGGGTGGTACAGACACGAAATGCGAAAGTTCGCGACGTTCGACTGACTCTTAATCTTGTGAAACGTCGATATTCGGGTACGCGGGTTGGCAAGCATGAGGACGATGCAGATGCCGCCAGAGGTCATGGAGCGAATGGCGCTAAACACGAAATCGGGAACACCCTCGGCCTCGTCGATGATAAACAGCAGGTACGCATTGTGCTGTCCATGGACCCGCTCGGTGCCTTTGCCACCGTCGTCGTTCGTCGCCTTGCCCTTCGCAAAATGGCTCGCGCTCAGGCGAATTTCGCAGGTTTCCAGGATGCGGCCCGGCAAGCCTGCGGCGGTACGATCGTCGCCGATCTCCTTCCAGAGCAAGTCTTTAATCTGCTCCTTCGATGGGGCGAACGTGTAGATGATCGACGGGAAACAGTCAAAGAAATGGCTAAATATGCCACTGGATAACTTGGTCTTCCCGACGGTATGCCCGGCCTCGACGCGCAGCCAGTTCTTGATGACCTGGCCCGGCTGCCAGTAGCGCAGCTCGTGGCGCTCGATCTTCCCGGCCTCATAGTCACGTCGCTCGTGCATCTGCTGCAAAGCCAGCGTATAGGCGTCGATGATCTCCTGCTGACCGGGGTGTTCGTCATCCCCAACCCAGGGCGTCCAGCCTAACTGCGACTCGATATAGGCTGTCGGATTGAAGCGGTAGGTTGTAAAGGTACGCTGGCGCTCGGCGTCGAGCGGTTCAAGTTCGCTGAAGAGCGAGTCCCACAGCTCGTCGGTCTTTGAGTGTGGCGATGATGCGTTGCTGGGTTTCTGGGTCTGCTTCACCAATCGCCTCTAAGACTGTCTGTTGAAACTTTCGCGTCTCCTCGATGTCGATCAACATCTTCTGGAGATTGACACTGGTTTCGATGTGCTCACGCATCTCGCGGATGGCCGCGACGAGCGTGCTCGGTGGCGTGTAGGTGATGTACTCATCGTTGTCGCCGACCTTGACGATCTGGATGCCTGCTTCGAGCTGGTCAGCCAGCCTGGTGATGCGTCGGTAGGTGTCCTGAAGGGCATCCCAGGTATTCCAGAGTGACGCCGCTGCTGATTCCGCGATATGTTGCTGCTGGGCCACCACCGGCGCTGCTGATTCCGCGAATTTCGCGATATAGCGGCCCGCAGAATCTTCGCTTACACCAACCTCCAGCGCGGCGGCTCTGACTGTTCCTAATCGCTTATATGCTTCGATCAGGAGTGGGCCTTGCTTTTCGTTGATACTTGATTTGCGTCCCATGATTCCGCGTTATTCCGCACTATTTCGCGATTCGCCCACTTCCGCGCACATTCCCGCAACGTCATCCTGCGCGGATTGGTCTTGCAGCAACCAGTACAGATCGTTCGCGGCCTCGGTCGTCTTACTGGCTGTCACGTTGGCAATCGCCTCGATGCGCAGCGCCAGGTTCTCAACGGTTTCGCCGCGCTTGATGCAGAGCAGCAGGTGATTCAAGTCACAGACCATTCCGCGCATCGTTTGCACGGTCTTGCTGTAGGCGGCCTGGTGTTCGGGGTGCATCATCGGCGTTTCCTCCGGCGCGGCTTGGGGACGACCAGTGACCTGTCGAGCGGTGGGTTATGGAAGCGTGCGCGCCATTCCTGCTCACCACAGTCAGGACATTTCACGTACCGCGTGCGGTGCGCGCGGCGGAACGTCGTCGCCGGGGTGAGCAAACCGCATGTCGGGCAGCACATCTCAGCGCCACCCGAATCGGAAGCGCCGGATCGCGTAGGCGATCCGCTCGGCGGCAGTTAACTGATGCCACGACATGATCGCCACGTCTCCCAGAAGAGCTGGGCTGCCAGCGCCTGGTTAACACCATCGCGCACGCGCTGCATATCAAACTCGCTGTTCAGGCAGCCGAACTCAACAATGATCGCCGGGTAATTCACGGCACAGAACCCCATGTTGTTCCAGCCGCGCTGTGTCCTGGCCCAGCGCTTCGAGTCATGCACGCCATTGTTACGGATGCCCGTCTCCTCGCACCAGCGAGCCAGGAACTGCCGGGCCACCTGCTGGGCGAGCGGGAGCTGGTTACAGATCACCAGCGCGCCACTGCCACCGCGCCGGTAGTCCAGATGACCGTTGATCGCGAGATCGTCATCAGCGGCGTTCAGCTTCCAATCACGAATCGCCGTCAGCTCCCCGGCTAGTTCGAGGCCGTTGTCAATAAACACCACCCCACCAGCCTGCTGAATCGGGTGATTGTTCAGTTCAAACCAGCGCCGCATACCAGCAGTGATACTGATCAGCTCATCTCGCTCGATGATGCCAGTTGTGGTGTTTCCCTTGTCGTGACCGCCATGTCCACTGGCGTACACGATTGTTGACTTACCCATAGAAAACCTTTTGGAGCGGGGCCTGAGAACGAACTCAGAGACTCGGTATGTCCGTTTCGCTTCGAGGCGTCGGGCCGGTGCAGCACCGTGGCTGCGCCCCGCGTAACATTACAGAATGATTACAGCCAGCGAACTGGGATCGGAATGGCGTCCTCATCAAGCGGCTGGATGTTGGGATTGCGCCGCCGCCGCGCTTCTTCTAGCTCGTCGAGGACAGCGATGCGCAGGCAATGAACGATTATCACGGCCACCACGATCGCAACAAACGTCAGTAGCGGTACGATCTGGAGGAACATCAGCGACCTCGCCGTCGGCGTCGCACACTATCGCGGAAATGCCAGGCCCAGACGAGCGCGTCGAAGAGTTCACACATGCTGTGCTTCAACCAGGTCATCAACTTTTTTCTCCACACGATCGAGTCGCTCGTTAAGGGTTTTCATCGCAGCAGCGATGAGCCTAAGCTGTTCAATCTGCTGATCTAGGTACGTTGTGAGCACCGGACGAAGGAGATAGGTGACGCCAATCAGCGATGCGGCCAGCGGCGCTTCAGCCAGCATTTTGAACACGATACTCATCACCACATCGTCAGTGACTGGCACATCAGCGAACATACGGAGCGGTACTACCACAAGCATCACCGCAACAACCAACAGTCTCGTCATGGTGCTCGAACCTCGATAATGCCGCGCCGGTTGACCTGATCAACCTTCACGGTGCAGAACTCAAACTCACGCGCTTGCCACCCAGTGGCAGGCTGTGTACGCGGACCGCGCGGCTCACCGCAGCGGAGCGCATAGTTGTCGTACGGCCACCACTGCCCATAGCCGTAGTCGGCCTGGGTGTACCGGAAGCTCACCTGGGTATTGTTCGCGGGAATTACCAGGAGATAATTCGCTAACGCAAACTGCTGGCGCTGGAGGTCAGTGCGCTTCCCCTGCCCGTTGAGCACCAGGCCCTTGCCGTTCGCAATCGCCCACTCGGCCATACGGAGGTCGTTCGTCTGCGTTGTGACGCTGCGACTGCCACAGTAGCCCGTGTCATAGCAGAAGTCCGTCGTCCACTCCTCACGGAACATGCCCGTCATGCCGCCGGTGGTGAGATACGCCTGCATCGCCGTGATGTTCCCCGCACCTTCGATGAAGTTGCCCCAGATCGGTACCGATGGTCCCAGCGCTGCGCGTAAGCCTGCCACGAACTCAACCGCATGCTTGACGTAGAGATCGTTGGTCAGTGGCGCAGTCGTGCCGGTGTAGAGCGCCTTGCCGGTTGTCGTGCCGTAGGCTTTGCGATATTCGAGCGCCCAACTCTGGGGCGTGTTGTCGAGGAAAAAGCCGTCGTAGCCGAAGATTCCGGCATCACGAATTGCCTTCGCGCGTGCATAGATCCAGGCCCGCAAGCCCGGCGACGAGGGATCAAGTGCGTACATGCCGTTGCCGTGGGCAATCCGGCTATAGGTTCCATCGTCGTTGCGCTTATGCAGGAACCACTCTTCGTGGGCGTTGATCGTCGCCCAGTCGCCCGATTTGTATGACCACTGATTACACCAGGGTGCCCAGGCTACTCCTGCGGGGTTCTGGGCTTCGAGGCTCAGGAAGTAGGCCAGGTGCTCGGTTCCTGGATTAGCCGCTCGGAGTTGCTTCGTCAGCGCAATCGATTCGCTGGAGCAATCGCCAGCGCGCCAGGCGAGTTGCTCGGCAAACGTGCTCGGTGGCGTGTTGTCCTTGAGCGTTTTGGTAAACGCCCCAATCTGGACCGAGCGGACGATTGGCGTTGGTGTTGCCGTCGGTGCTGGAGTCTGGGTTGGGGGAGCCGTCGCCGTCGGCGTTGCCGTTGGGGTTGTGATAGGTGGCACGTCGGTCGGCGACGGTGTGGCGGTTGGGGCCTCGGTGGGGCTGGGTGTGGCGGTTGGCGGTTGGCCCTGGCAATAGGCAACAAACTCGTTTGCACTGACCTGACTGATAAATGCGCGATCGCCCGCACACTGGATCGATCGTGTCTCGCCGGGTGCGAGCTGTACGACTGCCATTTCTGCCTGGCTGGAGGGTGTAAGGACACCAAACAATACGGCGATCACGAGTAACAGTAGGTAGGTGGGCCGAGTCATAGAACCTCAAACAAAAAAGCGCGATCGTCGCTCGTGAGAGCTTCGACCGCGCCTGTGGCTGCGAGTACGAGTTTGTAGCGCTACTTGGCGCTGGGTCGTCCACTACACGAGGAGTGGTTCTGTCGATGTTTCCGTCCGGCGCGCTTCCCGCGCGCGCGTGTGGGCTGTTGGCAGCTTGGTCGCGCCGCCGTCGAGGGTGCGGAGGCGTTCGATGCTGGCGAGAGCGCTGGCATGGTACGATGTCCTTTTCGGTGGCGCGAAATAAAAAAAGGCGGGTCCGCGTCGGGACCGCGCCTGTGGCTGCGAGTGATGACCTGTGTATCATAGCACATGCTCAGGTGAGCACGCATGTGCGTTTTACATATCCTGGCATACATCTTAGTACTAATATACTCAGGGACTTCTAGGGGAATTGCATCGTTTTGTGGAGGCACACCTCGACATTCCGCCTATACCACGAAGCGCTCACGTGTGCTACACTACTGATACTGATTCCCAACCCCAGAGAGACGACCTATGATCGAATCTACCTGCCGTCCACGGCCAGCGCCTGCTGCTGCCCGGACGATTACCCGCGTCGACGCGACCGCCCTAGCCGTCAACGCCACCTTGACGCGCTACCCGTTTCTGCTTGGTTTAGTGAAACCACGCGCAACCATCAAACGTCGGCGGCGCGCTGGCTGGGTGGTGACGGTGTGGTTTTCTGAGGCAGCAGTCTATAAGCGCGTGGCCGTCCATCTCGACGGACGGACGCGGTTGCTGCCGTCTAAGCTATAAGATCGCCGGCCAACATACCGCGCTCTCGCCGCGTTGCCCGCCCTTGTAGATCGGGCGGTTGTCGAGGATGATCTTAACCGTCATGGGATACCAGCGCGATCCGCCCTGCGGTGTTGGCAATCCGGCAGTCGTCAGCTCGTTAGCGATCACCTGCAACGAACACCGACGGCGACGTTGCGCGAAGATATGGCGTACTACATCGGCAGCGGAGGCAAGGATCTCGACCTCCCCATTGCGCTGATAGCCGTAGGGCACACGTCCGCCTTTTTCGCCGTCGCGCTTCCCACGCGCATTGCGTCCGTTCGTCGTGCGCTCCACAATCGTGTCCCGCTCTAGCTCGGCCAGGGCCAGAAAGATCGTCCGCATGAGTCGACCCGTCGGTGTCGAGGTATCGAGGCGTTCCTTGACAGCTGCAATGGTTGTGCCCGTCGCCTCGAACTCATCATACAGGCGCAGACCCAGCGACCCTTTGCGGGCTAGGCGATCCAGTGACG